TTGTAATAACTTGGAAGTCAAGGACTTATATGATTAACTCTATTATCAACGAAGCCGACTTGAATCAATATTATTTAATAGGTTGTGCAACACTTAAATAATGTCAAAGTTTAGTGTAAAAATATATGGTGCTGATGCGATAATCAAAAGGCTTGAGGCAGCCCCTCAAAAAATGTTTGATGAGTCTAAAATTATTATTGATGCAGCAGTTATAGAGATAGCTTCTAAAGCAAAGCAAAAAGTAGCAGTAAAAACAGGAGCTTTAAAAAACTCCATAAGACACGCTAAATATCAACCAGGTGTAGGGGCAAGTGTAAGTGCAGGTAATACGAATGTTAGATATGCCCCTTATGTAGAGTTTGGAACAGGAACAAGATTTCAGATACCTGTTTATCCAAATGTAAACATGGCTGATTTAGAATCATATGCTTTGACATTCAAAAAATCAAAGAAAGTTATAGGTGTTCCATATAGACCATATATGTTTAGTGCTTATAGCGAAGTCTTTACATCTATGATTAAGAAATTGAAGTCTGTTAAGATATAAATATATTTCATTAAATTTGTACCAAAATGAAGGACTGCGGATATACATTAAGGAAGGCTTATTACGATAAGCTTATCTCGGCTTCCTACTCATTAGCTGCTTATGATACCATAGCACCTGACACAGTAGAACCGCCTTTTTTGATTATCAGTAGTCAGACACAAGTGGACAATAGTAATAAACAAAGTTTCGGCTTTGATGTTACTATCCAATTTGACATAGTTTATAGGACTTTTAAAGCAGGAGAAGTAGGGCAGAAAACTGTTGATACTTATGCAAATGAGTTATTAGAAATAGTAGGCGTTAGACCGCCAAGCTATCCTAGTACTGCACCTGACTTTAAAATAGTGACTTGTAAGATTGGTAGTAATATTGCTACCTTTGACTATGTGGATGAGGCATATGTGTTTAGAAGGGTGATAACAATGGATCATTTCGTGAATCAATTAACATAAAAGAAAAATAAAATAAAATGGCAACAACAAGTGTATTTAACGGAACTTCATTAGTAGTTCTAATTGGAACTGAAGTAATAGGATTCGCAACATCTTGTTCTTTAAGTTTGGCTATAGATGCTCCAGACGCATCTACAAAACAAAGCTTAGGATGGGCTGATGAAATTGGTGGGCAAAGGTCTTGGTCTTTAACAACTGATGGCTTAGCTACAGTAGTTCCAGGAACAGTTGCTACTTATGTAACTACTGCTGAATTGAATGCTTTAGCAATCGCTAGAACTGCGGTTACAGTTAAATTTACTACAGTAGATAACTCAACAGTTGGTGGTGTAACTCCAGTTTCAGGAGATGTGATTTATTCAGGTTCAGCATTTATTGAGAGTGTAGATATGACTGCTGATATGGAAAGTCCAGTTACTTATTCAGTTTCTTTCAAAGGAACAGGAGTATTAACTATCGCTACCAACGCATAGTAAAAACAAACCAAAAAAACCAAACATATGAGAGGACAATTTGAATTAACTCTTTCCGATGGAAAGAAGATACCGATGCGTTTTTGTACTTGGAGTCTTAAAAGATTCTGTCAATTACAAGGGATAGGGCCTTCTGACATAGGGGATGCTTTAAGTGGCAAAGATACACTTGATGCTATTGTTAACTTACTTAAATCGGCTGCTGAATATCCATTATATTCTCAAGGCATTACTCCAAACTTTACAGAAATGGAAGTGTGTGATTGGATAGATGATATTGGAGGAATGGGAGGACAAAAGTTCCAAGAAGTAATGTCAGCACTTTCGGAAAGTATGAATAGCGGTATAGAAGATAAGCCAACAAAGTCAAGTAAAAAAGATGGAGTAAAAAAAAATTAGAGTGGATTGACATAGAAAGATATACAATGGGGGAGTGCAAAGTGCTTCCCCATTTGTTTTGGGAGATGACCATGGCTGAATTAGACTTTGTTTGGTATGGATATAGGCACGAGGAGGAGCAGAAGTGGGTTAGAACTAGATGGCAGACAACTTTACTAATTAATATTCAGCTTCCTAAAGGCAAGAAAGTTAAGCCACAAGAGCTTATTGAATTAGACTGCGATACTCGTAACTTTGTGAAGCAAAGAGTAATGACACAAGAAGAGTTAGAACAAGTTTTAAATAAATATAAAATCGCTAAACCGATAAGATAATGGCAGATAATCAAATGGTTAAGATAGTCTTTGACTTTGATCTAGGAAATGTTCCTGCATCGGCAAAGAAACTTAGTCAATATTTAAAGGATAATAGTTTAGATTTAAAGTTTACTAAACAAAGCGTTGATGCTACAACTGCAAGTCTTAATCAGTTAGCTATTGCACAAACCAAAGCAGGAAATACCGCTGCTACTGCAGGTAATCAGATTAAAAAATCAAATCAACAATACACTAATCTTGCATTAGTATTACAAGATTTACCTTACGGATTTAGGGGTATTCAAAATAACTTACCTGCTCTTATCGGAGGTTTTGCAGGAATGACGGGCCCTATTTATTTAGCTAGTTCTGCAATTATTGCCTTGTTTACTGCATGGGATGCTGGGATGATTAAGTTTGGTAATACAGTAAGATTAACAACCAATTTTTCAAAAGAAGCAGCTACTGCATATGCAAATGAAACAATAAAATTAGAATCATTATACAGGGTTACTACAGATTCTAATAGATCAATGGCTGATAGGTTAGAAGCAGCTAATAACTTAAAAAAAGAATACCCAGGGCTATTAGGGTTATATTCAGAAGAAGATATAGCATTAGGTAAAGCTAAAACGGCATATGAAGAGTTAACAACAACTATATGGCAATATGCACTAGCACAAGCAGCTACTAAAGCATTAGAAGAAATAGCTTCTAAAAAGTTGCCATTAATGATTGAAAAAACTAAATTATTAGCAAAAGAAAGAAAATTAGCAGCAACACAAAATTTACAAGAAACCCAACAAGGGATAGGTGTATATTCAAAATATAATAATCAATTAGCGAATCTAAGACAAAAAATAAAAGATAATACGGAAGAACAAAAAAACTTGAGTAAGGCTGCTGCTGGTTATCTTCCTATTATTGATGCTAATGTAACCGCAGAAAAAAAATTAAGAGATTATACTCAAAAACCTAAAAGTGGTGGTAAAACACCACAAGCCCTAGCTGAAGAAAAGGCCAGATTAATGAAAACTGCTAATGATGCAGAAACACAAGCATTTATTGATACATTAAATGAAAGAGCACAAAAAGAATATAAAGCAGGATTAGAACTAGCTAATGGACTTGAAAAAATGAGAGCTGCTGGTTATACTAATTCTGAAACATATTATGCTGCATATAGGCAGAATATGTTAAATATTGCAAAAGAATATGATGATAAAGAATTTAAAATCGCTAAAGACAATGCAGATAGAATAGCTAAAATACAACTTGATACTAGATTTGATTTAGCCAATGCAATAACTAAAATAAACTCTGATTTTGCAAAAGAGGATATTAAAAATGTAGAGGCACAATTATCATCTACATTAAAAGCAACAAAAAATAATTATCAAGCTCAAAAGGCGGCTATTGAATTAGCTATAAATAAACTAATAGAATACAGAGATGCTGCTAAAGAAGCTGGTTATGGTACTAAAGAATTTGATGATGCTATTAAAAACTTAGGATTTTCATTAGAAGGATTAGTTGATCCTATAGAAAATTTTAATACGCAATTAACAAATATTATAAACAATACACTATCTCAATTAGGAACTAGTATAGGTGAGTCTATTGCATCTTCATTATTGGGTACTAATGGTTTGCAAGGTGCTTTGGATATGTTTTTAAGCGTATTGGCAGGTGGATTAATACAAGTTGGTGAACTAGCAATAGCAACAGGTGTAGCTATATTGGGAATTAAAAAAGCATTAGAAACATTAAACCCATATGTAGCAATAGCAGCAGGTATAGCATTGATTGCTTTAGGTAGTTTTGTTAGAGGAAGCTTACAAAAAAAATCAGAGGGATTAGGCGGTACTCAGAAATTTGCAAACGGAGGTATTATTAGTGGCCCTACAATGGGATTGATGGGTGAATATCCAGGTGCTAAATCAAACCCAGAGGTAGTAGCTCCATTAGATAAATTAAAAGATTTGATTGGTGGTGGTGGTGGATCATTAGAGGCTAGGATAAGCGGTAATGATTTACTAATTTTGATGAATAAGGCTCAAAGAAACAATAATACAACATTCTAAATGGCATACGGAGTAAAATACGAAATGGTATTCAATAATATTTATGTGCAAGATCCGTCACAAGCGTTATCTGCATATAGATTAAGAATATTAAAGAAGGACTATACAGGTGCTACATACGCTTTAAAATGCGGTGTTACTCCTATTGTCATAGAAACCATAGACAATGAGGGTAATTCATATACTCCGATAATAGCAACTAGGGCAACAGTAAATGCTATTATAGATGAAAACTTTAATGTTTTAGATTTCTTTAGCCCATACGAGGATGACTTTAGACTAACATTAGAAATAGGCTCTTATTCAGGTACTTTTACATCTAGCTCAACTATTTGGACAGGTGTTTATTCGCCTGTTGAAAATGTTAATTTTAATGTTACAGGCATAAAGGAAATATCTCTTGTTTTTATAGATGGATTATCTAGGCTAAAGAACAGTAAATATTATTTTAATGTAGATAATTTATTAGGCTTTTTAGCAACAAGTAGCAATACTATTATACAATATCTTAGTGAATGTTTAAGAAAAACTGATTTAACGCTAGATATATGGGTTAATCAGTACTACGAAACAAGTTCTGTTTCAGCTCCTAACATTGATTTTATATCAATTAAGAAGAACTTTTTTGCTAAACAACCTGGGGAATATTATACTTTTTATGAGATACTAGAAATGTTTTGTAGAATATATGGATGGGAAATATACCAACAAGATAGCCATTGGATGGTACAAAGCTATGGCTCAGTAACAAGAGAATCTACATATAAGTATTATACATATACATACATATCAATATCCGGTGTAACTGTAACAGGTTCTTTTCCAGCAACAATAACAGTAGATGCTACTAATGACTTTAAACAAGTTGGTCAATCATTATCAGTTACATTAAATAGAGGCAAAAATTCATTAAAGCTTATTAGCCCTATTAACAATGTAGCAGGTATGTTAAATGGCTTTTTCCAATCTTGGACATTTAGTACTCCAGATGCTTTTACTGTATCAGGAACTCCTACTATTAATAAATATAATACTAATGGTGGTTTAGAATTTACATCTTATGCAATAACCGAGGCATCTTTAACAAACTTTATATTTAGTGATCCTATTGCAATAAAATCAGGTGATTATTTGAATATAGCATGGGATGATGCCAATTATGCTAATGGCAGACCTAGATATAGAATTGAACTATCGCCTACCGACATAACAATACCAACACAATTTTTAAATAATAGTGCAGTATGGAGTGCCACACCAACATTACTATCTTTTTTTAGTACTGTTTCTCCTACATGGAAAAACACAATAGTTGTTCCATATGACGGAATATTAAAGATATACATATATGAGCCATATTGGGATGGTACAGGTACGCTACCTACTTTTCTTACAAGCAGTTTTATAGTCAACCTTTTTGGCTCGACTACTCAGGTTTTTAATTATGATGCTATGCAAACGCAGATAGTTGAAAGCACTTTGTATAATAGTGGAGAAGAGGAATTTACTTATGGCCCATATTTTATGCAAAATGTTTTAGTTCAATCAGTACCAAATAATTCAACATATAATAATGCTGGAGCAGCAGCTACATCTTATTATATTGGAACCATAACTAATTCACAAGGATTGGCAATAGTACCTAGTAGTTTTGGTAGAGGTGCAACAGGAAGTGTGCCTTTGTTTGAATTAGCTTACCAAGATATAGGCATAGATGAATTACAAACACAATATGTTATAGATGGTGATTTTAAAACAAAGGGCTATTGGATTAACCAAAAGTTTCAATACGACTTTACAGGAACTGGTAGTAATATCTACAACTATCTTTTAAAATACTTTAGATGGGATGTAAAAGGGGCAGTTCAGACATCTAAATTAAATAAGATTAATTTTAACGGAACTGATTATCCTTTCGTACAAAATCCTCTAATATTAAAATTAAAATAATTATACAATGGCATCTGCGATTAATGGAACGAATATAGTTTTATATGAATATGATAGCAACGCTATCTATTACTTTAATGGAGGTACTGCACAAGGCACTTTTGATAGCATTGTGTGTAAGGAATTAAGCAGAAGCCAAGTAGCAGGAACTTCGGTTGACTTTACTAAAACAGGAGCAGGTACAATAGCTTCGTTTATTACGGATGCACTTGATCCTGGTGTAACTACCATACCAGCAGGTACTTGGACTTTTAGTGCTTACTATTCTATTCTAACTGCTTTTGCAGGTGCTCAGGTTCAGTATCAATTATATAAATATAATGGTAGTGTCGCTACCTTATTGTTTACATCCTCAGCAACCACTCTTACAGCCCTAACAAAGACCTTATATTCTACGGCAATGACAGTCACCCAAACGACTATAGCTGCCACAGATAGGCTTCTAATTAAGGTTATTTACGCAGGTACAACTACTAACCAAATTACTCTTTATACGCAATCAAGCAACCCAGCTCAAGTAACTACTACAATACCATTAGGAACTCCATTTGGAGCTTCAACTAATTGCACTTTTAATACTTCTGTAGATCAAGTAGAAATTACCACTTTAGCAACAGGTTCATACAAGGAATATATAGGTTCTCAGGTGAATTGGAATGTAAGCGTAGATGGCTTAATTGCCTTGTCAGGTTATTCTTATTTGTCTTTATTAAGTAAGCTTCAAAATAAGGAGTCTATAGAGGTTAGATTCTCAATAGATAACGATAATGGAGATGGAACTGATACTTATGGATATTCTATTATTGCAGGAACTTGTAACATAATCTCTTTGGACATTAATGGCCCAATGGAGAATGCTTCATCTTATTCAGCTAATCTACAAGGAACAGGTGCTTATTCAATAACAGGAACTCAAGTTATAGACGGAGGTTCTACAATATCAACTTCAAGCGTGAATAGTTTTTCTTATACGGCAGCAGGTGGTGAAACAACTGTTACCTTCTCAGGTGCAATCGGATCTACTTGTATATCGGTTACAAGAGGTGGTGTAGAGGTTAGAACGATAGCTACAAGCGGTGTACCAACGGATGAGAATGTTACCTTTAATAGTGCCACAGGAGTTCTTACCTTTGCAACGGCAAGACCACTAGAAGTGGATGAGTTTGTCAGAATGATTACTAAATAATTAATTAGAAATAGAATGAGTCAACAGATACAGATTACTGGAGGTGCGAAAGTTAGGGATTTACAAGATGTCATTATTGGCACAAGTGGGGTATTAAGTTCTTTGGCTTTTAATGTGGCTAATGGTGTACCAAAGCTTGACTCTGGTGGTAAGATATTAGTATCTCAATTACCTAACTCTGTTATGGAGTACAAGGGTACTTGGAACGCTGCTACGAACACTCCAACATTAACTAATGGCGGTGCTTTTAACCAAGGCGATGTCTATTTGTGTGAAACGGCAGGAACAGTAAACTTTGGCTCTGGTAGTCCAATTTCTTTTATAGTTGGGGATCAAGCTATTTATAGTGGTTCAGTATGGCAGAAAGCAGGTGGTGCAACAGGAACAGTTACAAGCGTAGCGGTTACCGAAACAGGAGATTCTTTAAATATCACAGGCTCACCAATTACTACAAGCGGAACGATTAACATAGGATTCAACGGAACTAATTTACAATATGTAAACGGAGCAGGAAACTTGACAACCTTCCCTACATTAATCACTTCCATAGGTTTATCTATGCCGAGTGCTTTTAGTGTCGCAAATAGCCCTTTAACGGCTAATGGAACGATTGCAGTAACAGGAGCAGGTGTTGCTTCACAATATATCAGGGGAGATGGTACTTTAGCAGATTTCCCTTCAAGTGGCGGTGGCGGTTCTTCGGTTTCGTATTATCTTAACGGAGGAACAAGTCAAGGCACTATTGGTGGTACTACTTATTACGAAATGAGTAAAACTGCGGTAGTAGGAACAGGAGTAGATTTTGCTAAATCAGGTGATGGTTTTATAGTAGCTTTCTTAACGGATGCTAACGACCCTGCACAATTAAACATACCAGCAGGAAATTGGAACTATGAGATTTATGCTTCAATGAGTGCTAATGGTGGTACTCCGCAGATGTATGCTGAACTTTATAAGTACGATGGAACTACTTTCACTTTGATTTCTACAAGTAGCAATGAGATTATATACGATGGTACTGCTTTGAATTTGTACACTTTTGCAATGGCAGTTCCTGATACAAGTTTGACTTTGACGGATAGATTAGCGGTTAAATTATACGCTACGAATAGCGGTGGTAAGACTACAACTATTCATACTCAAGATGGTCATTTGTGTCAAATTATAACAACTTTTAGTACAGGTATTACTGCATTGAATGGTTTGACTGCTCAAGTGCAATATTTTCAAACAGGAACGAGTGGAACGGATTTCAATATCTCAAGTACAACTGCTACGCATACTTTTAACATTCCTGATGCGAGTGCAACTGCAAGGGGATTGATTACAACAGGTACTCAAACAATAGCAGGTACAAAGACTTTCTCGGATGCTACTAAAAATAACGGAGGCATATTTTTACAAAATGCTTCAAGTAGTTCTTTAGCAGGATATATGAATTTAGGTGGATTAACCAATGGGGTTAAGTTCACAAGCGGTGGTGGTATTAGTAATACTTTTACTTTACCATCTGCAACAGGATATACTTTTACATTCCCTAATGCAACAGGAACGATTGCTTTAACAACTGATTTAGGTGCTTACCTACCATTAACAGGAGGAACTTTAACAGGCTCTTTAACTCTGCCTAGTAATACTGCAAGTGGTAATCCTGCGTTATATTTTAATTATGGTGCAAATGCAGCTAGTAGAAGTTGGCGACTTTGTAATGATGTTGAAAGTTATGGTGATTTTAAAATACAACAAAGTACTACTCAAACAGGAAGCACTTATGCAGATATATTAAAATTTACTCCAACAGGAGGAGCGTTATTTGTTTCATCAGTTCAAGCAACTTTATTTTCGTCAATAGGTGCATCTTCAGGTTATCAAATATATAGAAGGGATACAAGTGCTTATGCAGGTATATGGTATTCAGCAGCAGGTAGTGTTACATTAGATTTAGCAGGAGCAGCTGGGACTGTTTTAAATTTTGCTTCAACGGGTGTTGCTACATTATCAAATTTATCAGGAACAGGAACCAGAATGGTTGTTGCTGATTCATCAGGTGTTTTATCTACTCAAGCAATTCCAAGTGCAGGAGTATCAGGAACAGGAACAACCAACTACCTACCTAAATTTACAGGTGCAAGTACAATAGGGAATAGTTCTATTTCAGATAATGGAACAGGTAGAGTTTCTATTGGTACAACAAGTTTTAACGATAGTTTTGTAATTAGTAATTCGGGTGCAGCAGGATGGGAATTTGCAAATACAGGTTCAGTAATTACTTATAATAGAAGCACATCGGCATATATCCCAATGACTTTTCAAGCATCCTCATTTGGATTCACAGGAGCAGCTACATTCTCAAGTAGTGTAGGAGTAAATGGAGCACCAACTTCAGGTTTATTACATATTTTAAATCAATCATCTTATAATAACGGTGCATATGTATCAAGTACAGGTGTTAATGGAGCAAGTATTACATTAAGTTCAACTGATACAGGAGGATTGCCTTTTACTATAATTTCAACTGCAACATCAAATGGTCCCGGAGCTGGAACTTTAAGTATATACGATGGTACTGCTTATAGATTTACACTTAAAAGTGGCAATGTAGGTATAGGAACAAGTAGTCCTACTAATAAATTAACAATAATAGGTGCTGAAACAGGCACACAAATTACAACTATCCCAATAGGTAAATTTGTAAATACAGGAAATTCATTTTCTAAATTAGTTTTAGGTTCGGATAACGCTAACTATGATGCAGTTGTTTCAATGGACAATAATGCTACATTGGCAAATTGTAAATTAAGATTTTATATTGGTAATGGTACAGGTTCTACCGCAGGGCATTCAAACGACCAATTAGTTTTAACAGGTGGAGGCAATGTATTAATAGGAACTACTACTGATGCAGGCTACAAGCTAGATGTAAGTGGTACAGGAAGGTTTAGTGGTGCGGTTGGTATAGGAACAAGTAGTGCAATAGGTTCATATATTTTAGCAATAGAATATGGAGGAAGTGCTGCTGCGGTAATGACTATTAAAAATTCATCTGTTAGCGGTTATTCAGGAACTCATCTTCTTAACTCATCAGGTACATTGGTTGGTCATTTTGGATATGCAAATGCAAGTACAGGAGCACCATTAACGGATAAGATTTATTTTGGAAGTATTGCAGCAAAAGATGTTGTATTTACTACAAATGATACTGTTAAAATGACTATTTCTTCATCTGGTGCAATAACTTGCACTTCATCAGTTACCGCAACAGGATTTTTTGAAAGTTCTTCAATTAAGGGTAAAGACATTATAGCTACTAACCCATTACTTGCATTAGACATTGATGTAATAAAATATACAAGGAAAAGTGATGAAAGTAAAGATATTAGATATGGTTATTCAGCAGAGCAAATACATTCATTAATGCCTGAACTTACGGATAAGGATGTAACTGCGGTAAAATATTTAGATGTGCATACAATTTTAATATCTCAACTTCAAAAAGAGATTAAAGAACTAAAAGCTAAAATGAATTAATATGGCAAACACTTGGGCAG